CGCACCCCACAACACCAGCTGTCCTGTGCTGTTGGCATAGTTGTAGTCACCCCAGCCGGATGTGCCACCGGCACCAAGTTTCTTGGCAAGTATATCGAAGTATTCTCCGATGATCATCTGTGAAATATAGCCCTCAGTTGTTAAGCGAGTCAGCTGCCTGTAATCTCCTTCTGGATGTGTGGCCAACTCTGAAGATGAAGGCATTCTATTACCTTCATATATGAAGATTTCTGTACCATCCTGAGCAGAATTGTTAGAGGAACCACAGTAGATTCCCTGACACATTTCCCATTGAAGCATATATGGATCCTCGATTCCCATAAGACTCACATGGCAAGCATTCTGCACAACAGTACCGGCTGAATTAGTCCATGATACCGGCACATTACCGAAACTGTCTCCAAGGCTCTTAGTTGCTCCCATAGGCCATGATAACGGAGTTTGCCAGTCAACCCAATCATTATTGGTTCCACCCACACCAGTTCCAAGTGTAGCCTGAGCTGAAGGATTGCCAAACTCAGAAAGTTGGAGCATCATCATAAACTTTCGATGATCATAATTAATCAGGCCCCAATTTTTGCCATTCACCTGAGCAGCGTTCCAGAAAGCGTTGATTGTTTTTGAACCAGAAGGAGCCACACCTGACCTTGATACCAGTGCAGATCCTGACATAGAGCCTTTGTAGGCACCGATACATGGAGCCTCAATGTAGTGCCCGGATATAGGAATCATACTCATCCAGAGATAAGGTATTCCAGTAACTTCATCTGTCTTAACAAGGTAATAAAGCCTAGGAGCACAAACCATGACATGGCCTATTGATTCATCGAGAGGTGTTCCGTCAGCAAAAATACCTCGATTGACAGTGCTTAGTTTTGCAGCCTTTCCATCATTCGTTACAAGGTAAGATCCTGACATGGATTTATATTCTTCCCACATGTCAAGATTACCCACATTTCCCCAGACAGGGCTAGTCTGGATGGAATCTTTGATAGGTACGCCCCACGCGACTTGCCTGAGAAGTTGTTCATTTCCGGCATTGATAGATGACATTAAGTCATCAAGAGTGATTCTTCTGATCGAACCGTCAATTTCGACCATTACGCTGTCTGATCTCAACATCGATGAGACCTTATCAGCATTTCCAAGATTTTTTACTACAACTGTCATAACTGTACGATTTATAAAACGATTACTGTGTACGATATACGATTACGAAATAGAGTCGAATGAACATTCAACAATGACCACAACATCATGAGAAGATCCGTCATCCTGATCTGTGTGAGATGTGTTAACCTCGATACTGCTGTTGGTCGTACTACCTAGAACAGTCCATGTGTCACCATCCATTATGGTAAATTTCCAAGCTGGATTTGTCGGATTCAATGTGGCCTTCGTAGTTGCATTGATAAGTCTGGCTGCAACTGTTACAGGCATATTGTCATTGACTGTCTTATTGGCTGAAGAAATGTATGGAGCAAGAATGATTTCATCTGCTGTATCAATGATTGATACGGCTGCTCTATAGATATAGTTTGTGTCTGACTGTGATTTGTAGAATTCGGCCACAAACAACTGAGCACCGGAAACATCCTCTCTTGTAATAGTGATTGTCTTCTGGCCGGCCTTTTCAGTCCATTCATCAGAATCTTTGTACCACTTCACATAGTAGGTTCCTTCAGATGTAGCAGCCAACCATAGCTCTGTTGCAAGCGTGGCCGTAGCATTTGTATCATCCAACTGTGTTGTGGATGCCTTGATGAAACCATAGTAAGAGGATGCTCCACCTACAACAATCTGAACATCTATGCTCTTTGACATCTGATATTCAATACCGGAAACCGTTGCAGTGCATGAGTACTGAAGAGAGTCACTGGCAAAGTTTGTCAGGCTGGCCAGATTCTTAAAGATCTTCAGAGCTCCGGTTGTCGGATTCTTGCCAAATGTACCAGTAGAGTCTAAAACATAGTCTCCGGAGGTCGTACCATTGAATTCAATCTCTACTCCGTTATATAGCCATTTGTGAGAACTGAGAATCACAGAATTATTCCTGGTACTGCTGGCATGAGGCGTAATGACCGGCCTGTTAGCCTCTACAGTCCAGCTAGGCACGACACTTCCATTTTGTTTATCTACTGTCTGATAAAGAGGCTTGCCGTTCAAGTCCAATGTGAGAAAGATGGAATCACCATTACGAAGCCTTTTGATAGTGATGCTTCCTTGTGTAGAAAAGATGCTCATATTAACTGTTAATTATGTTCAATAACTCAGATGCAGTGTTATAGATGACCCCATCAACCATGTTGGCTTTTTCCTCTATGGTCAAGCCAGATAGAACAGGAGAAAAAGCAACCTCCTTTTCATTCAGTACAACCCGGCTGTCTTTTGTGATGTGCCCGGAGATTTTTATACCTAACTCCTGACACTTGTCTTTTGATGCGAGGATATATTTCATATCAATTAAAAATTAAGATATTGCCAGATTCATCAGTGTAGATATCAGATCCTTCACCGGCAATGCAATGCACATCCTTATGTGTGGCTTTAACATATACATCAACCCAGTCATCAGGATATTCATCCTTAACTCCAGCCTTCCTGAGGTCAAACAAAGTTGTGTCACCCTCATTGTGCTGCACATTGGTTTTTGTGGCCGTATCTGTGAACCATGTGATTTTCAATGCTCTTCCGGGACAAGGTATATTCCGACCTTCACTTTCAACCAAGACTTCATCATATCTTTCCGTCTGCATTGGTAATATGCTGCTTTCATTGGTAGGAGAACATCTGAAGGCTGGTCTTACCCTCTTAACGGAAAATTGGCATTTTGCCTGTTCTTTGCCGTTTACAAACCCTTTTATCAAGTAGTCGGCCTTCTCTATCAAGCGGAGGTCGATCACTATCTGAGAAGGAGCAATAGAGATAAATTCATAGTCCGAGGATGTGATTTCGACCTGAGTATTAATGTCTGTAATCCGATAAACCTTAACTGTATATCCGGATGTCATTCGAGATTCACCGGCATACATTTCAACAGGGATAGTCCTTATATATTGATTGCCATCATAGGCACCACTCTCAGATGAAGTAATCCCATGAGCGACTTTGTATTCATGAAGATCCAAAAGGTCTATAAGTGGATTGTATCTGATGTTCCGGGATTCACCGATTGACATACCATAAGTATCTTCAGCCTGATCAACAGTGGAAAGTACCACCGGATCTGTTTTGATAGGCAATGTGACACCGAGCCTGTTATCTACCAACCGGGCTTCAAAATGTAGAGAAACCTCACTGTTTGGCAGAAGATTCTTTAGTACAGAAATACTACCTCTGGTAGAACCTACTGTGTCAATCTCATAAAGGCCTGACCAACTTGATAGAGTAGTGATGTCCTTGCCATTGACAAACCATTTCATTTCGGCTAACTGGCTATTAGCAGAAGGATGTGGCCAACTGCCATCAGCAGCATAGGCGGTGATAATAGGTCTGATGATAGTAGGAGAAAGCAACCTATTTGGCTCGAATTCTCCGTCACTGCCATTGTAAACCTGCATCAGTGGACTATAAGCCGTATCACAAGCAATGGCCACCGCAACATTCAATGGTGCAAAGTCTCTTCTGATTCTTTTCCTATTCGTTTCCATAATCAAATAACAATAGCAGCTGATGCTGTATGATTCTCAATGTGGGCTTTAATGGTGAATGTGGTACCTGTTGCAGCAGATGTTTCACCAAGATCATTCTCTTCCATTGTGAAGCAGATGTCTATGCTGCCAAAGAATGCCCTTACTTTATCTTTGGTCAGCCAAGCTGCATCTTCAATCGGTACTCCACTGTTTCTGCTTATTTCCCAAGCCGTAACTTCTGATGTGACTTCCTGATATAAACCCTTCCAGACTTTACAGGTGATTGATGTCTTTTCGCCCCACGCCAAGAAACCATCACCATCAGTAAGAATTTCAAGCCTCAAAGGAAGATTCTCATACGGCAATAAGATTTCCTTTATCCAGTGCTTGATTGTACCGAGACTAATTTTCTTCCATTCCTGAATGTATGGAGACTGCACCAAGAACAGCAGTGAGTCTTCCATGACAGCATCAGGATAATCGACAACTCTAGGAGCTAAAAAAAAAAGATCACCTGTAGGAGATGGAACCTTAATCAGAGGCTGTTCATCTATGTCTCTGATAACATTCAACAGTTTCCCTTCAGAAGAAAGACTAAAGTTGAATGATGCAGCATTAAGATTGTCTTTGTCAGAAATCTGGACACTAGAAGCATCCAGTACAATAGATTCGACATTGGCATTGAGAATAGTCCACTGCTGTTTGGATGAAAGGAGTTCAAGAAGCCAGATTCCGGATTTGGAACCCAAATAACCGGTGTTCTGCTGCCATTGTCTTTCTGCATCCGGAGTGATGGATATCTTCTTGTTCCCTTTTTCCGCTGATTCGTGTTCTATGGCCATCGAGGAAGTTCTTGCCCCAAAGAAGGTGAATGTGTCGATACCACCAAGGCTATTCACACAGAAATATGTGTGATAATCATCTGTTAATGACTGGAGGACATATCTCTGAATATATGTCAGTCTTATTCCTGATGTGTCCTCTACATAGATATCCACTATTCCATAAAGATCTTCTACAGAAACAGCACTGAGCACCATTATCCGGTTCAGGCTTACATTAAGGGTCACATAATCAGATGCAGCTCCAGAATAGAGTTCGACTGTTTCCGTTGTGTCATCGGTGTGATAGAACTTGGCAATGATCTTTGCAGAAGTTGTAAAATAGTATGTCAGGAACTCTGGAGAATTCCAAAGAACCGGCTTTGTCTGAGGCTGCCATGTCAACCAATTTGCTTTACAGAATTCGCTGGCCGATGAAGAAATCTTCCTGACACCACCATTGATGACAGTGAAAGTCGCTACTTCACTTCCATCTACTTTTGCAGAAAAGGAAGCCTTTGCATTCGCCTGAACATGAGCAGTCGAGTCAGGAAAATCCGTTACGATATATTGACCGATGACATCATGGATATCAACTTCAATCTTTTGACTGCCATCAGGGAAATATGTTTCTTCAATGATGACAGAATTCCCCTTCAGCAATGTGAAGGTGATTTCTGTAGAACTTTGAAACAAGAAACTCTTGATGTTTCCCAATAGACTCAGTGAGTCTGGTGTTTGAAGTGTTGTCATGCCACAAAATTACGACACGACAACACTAGAAAATAGGACATTAAATCTCAACAGAATTATAGATTTCTTCAAAAGTATAAGTGCCTAAATCTGTTGTCGTAACTGTACCATTCTGACGGACTGTAACCTTAAATTGATACTCAACATTCAGCACAAGCCTTTGGCCGGCTTTGTTTGGAGAAACTAGAAATGTATCAGATCCTGATGTCGGTGAATATGTGACAGTCCTACTGGTAGAAGAACCGGCTCCGGGATTGTGGGAGCCACCGCTGCTATCTCCTTGTAATTCCCTAGCTTTAATTGCAGCATGATCAGTTTCAAGTACCCATTTATACCGAGGCTCCGGATATGTCAGGACTTCATCATCAACAGAATCAGCAAAGTCTTTGATAAGCCGGAAAGAGGCCTTAAGGCATTTTGTCGGATTACCAATCTGATATCGCAACTGTTCAGGTAGAAGTCTTTGACCATTCAGCTGTTTCAATACATACATCTGAAAGTTGATCAGTTCAGCCTGTGTAAGATCGAATTGTCCTTCAATCTTGACACTGTTATTCCGAAGGTGCTTGTTATACTGTCTGAAGAATGCATAAAACAAGCCTATGGAGGTCAGTTCAATCTTGTCAGATCTGAGCTCACCGATATTGTCATATTTTTGTGTGGTACCATAATAGTAATGACCGCCTTCCACATCATTAGGTACACGACCACCACTGGAACCGGAAACAGTATAATCGACCTTTTTTGATAGGCCGGCATAATCTACAATGATTATTTCCTGCTCTTCATCTTTCTTGCTATCGTTGTATGTGGTGTTGCGGTGGATCCTATCACCGATATACGGCATTAGCATTCCATTGACAAACACCATAGGAGGCAAAAGGTCTTCTGGTGTAAACTCTTCAGATTCATCAGAATTACCCCTATCATATTTGAAGTAGTTAGTGCCTACAGCAACTTTTTTTATGGAATTACCTCTGATTGATTGATGTGAGTGTCTCATTTCATAGAATGTTCCTGTTGCTAGCCTCAGAACAAGCCCCATGGGATTTTCAGAGAACCCACATTCAGGCATCAAACTGCATGCCTGATATTTCTCCAGCATAGCCTCAGGTGTGTCAGCAACAGGAGCTGCACCAGCCAATGATGTATCTGAAGAGAGTACAACCCTTGATGATGAACAGAAGATATAATCCAGATCTCCAATTACAAGCTTGCTAAGATCATTGTCAAATCCGGAATTAAGTATATCTTCCATGAGCACAATTTCAACAGTCTTGACAGAGGGATGTATAATGACCTGAGCATGAAACTTATCCTGCATCCATGAGAGGATTTCAGATATAGTCTTATTCGGCACAAGGTCTGAAAAATTAATCTGACCATTACAAAGCACATCAGAGCAGTTATGGAGTAGAATCAAGCCAGATAATGCTTTATTGTCCTTGAAACAATTTTTAGTAACAGTAAAACCGCACAATTCAAACATTATCTGAAAGAAACTATATAGATTCAGGAAAGGAGCAATCCCATAACCGAAAGGCACACTTACATTGTCATCTCCTTCTTTTACGACTCTGGAATTATGTACTAGTGGCCAAATGCCATCGTTAGCATCATATTCAGGTTCGTTATTAATCTGATATGATCCATCAGAATCATTGTGATTAACTGCTACTGGAATCAGTCTCCAGAGGTCAGATTGATAGGATCCAGTATAGACCTTATCAATCCAGTTTGTTATGTTCCCATCGTAGAATTCAGAATAGTTCTTGGCACTAAACAGATCTTTGAGATTCGAGTTTTTCCATTCGGCATAGAATGTAGAATCTTCCAACCCTAAGGAACAAGATATACCGTTAGAACTGGCCGATGCAACAGCCAATATGCCTTTTTTCTGATATATTCCATGCTGTAATATAGCTGGGAATGTATTGATGTGTTTTGTGGATCTTGCCACTCTTGTAGGGAATCCAAGTCTGGCAAGATCTTCACCAGTAGCCGGGATTGTTGCACCGACTGTAGCAGCACCATTCTTAGAGAAAAATGCTGAATTCTGCTCTACTTCAAAAGAGAAGTCTTCTGGTAAAGTAAGTTCACCCTGTTCAGTGATTAGTCTCATGATTTGCTGGTAATTTTCTTCAGTTTACTATCCAATTCCTGAGCAGCATTAACATCTGAAAGTAATGTATATGCCCTGATAGGCCGTTCTACAGTAGATGCAAATTTGTCTATGGCTGCATTGAATCCTTCAAGATTAAGCCCGGTTTGCTGAACCGGTGCAGGGCCTTTGCTCTCAGATACAAATCCACCGTCAGCAAAGCCGGTTATACCAGATTTGTAGTTCCCGGATCTCCTAACGGCTTCCAATCGGGCAAAAGTGACCGGCATGGCCCTTACCATGGCTGCACTTGCAACCCATTCATTTGCATGAACGATTCCTACAGCCTCATAGTCATTACTTCTATTCTCAGTAAAGCCACCTTCACTGTAACCTGTAGGCGTTCTCTGGCCAACATCAGGAGATGAACCTGAGCCGGATGAAGAAACACTACTATTCATGATGGCATTTCTCTGAGCGACAATAAGAGCAACCTGAGCAGCTGTTGTAGCAGCAATCACACCAGCCATGATTCCTCCGGCAATAGGGCCTAACTGAGCCAAAGACTGCATGACAGCCAGTGCTCCAGCTGCCAAGGCCTGAGCGATGCTAATACCCATCTCCACATTGGCATACTTCTTCTGCACTTCCAGTTTCTGAGCCTCATATTTGGCTTCAATTTCAGCCCTTTTCTCAGCATTGTCACCAGCTGCTGCCAGTTCCTTCTGCATTTGTGCATCTAGGCTGGCTAGGTGTGCTTCCTGAATGGTAGATACAGCAGTGGCCATTTGTCCGAGAATGTCTGAAGCGACCTCAAACCCTTCCTTGTAAGGCTCCATTTGGGCTGCAAGAATCTCTTTCTGGTAGTGCTTGACACATTTGGTTCTAGCCTTCTGGTATTCCTCTTCTTTGAGAAGGTTATTTTTGTAGAGTTCATCAAGATACTTCAGTTCTGCATCCCTTTCATCTTCTAAGGCCTTGACAGGATTCAATGCTGCTTTGATTTTCTGAGCATCTTCAGACATTTGATTCCACTTATCGATGAAATCATTCATTTCATCTTCAAGCATGCTCTCTATTTCCTGATTGATCTGATCCATTTCGGTCTTGATCATATCAGATAGACCCTGAGCAACTTCCTTTTCTGCCTGGTCGAAAATATCCTGAATCTTTTTTTTCTGTTGAACAGTCAGATCATACAGTTTTGAAAGATATTCAGTCGTATCAAGTTTGTATTTTTCCGTAATGGCAATCTTATCCTTCAGAGCATTCTCCTGAATAGTGGCTATTCTTGATTGATATTCACTCTCAGAAATTTCACCGTCAACATACGCTTTTTTGGCTATATTCTCATACTCCTTATACTTCTTTTCAGAAGCCTTGATAGCAGCCTCATAAGCCTTTTTGGTCGCTTCAGCATCTTCAGCAGCCATTTCCTTTTTCAGAGTACTGACAGTTGTGGCAATTCGAGTAGTGGTTCTGTAGAAATCAGCATCGGCATTGCTCATAGCAGCCCTAGACTTAACATAGTTATCCACTAATTCATCATTGCCAAGATCGTATCGTGTTACCAGATCAGCAACTTGCTTGACTCCATCACTGGTGTTAGATTGTAGTTCTGAGATTTCTTTCTTTAACTTAGATATTGAGTCTGCCATCCACTCTTCTGCCTCAGAATTCCTTGCTGCCATTTCTGCATATTTAAGGGCACGATTCTTCGAGGCAAGAAGAGCATTGTATTCCTGAGCTTGTCTGATGATATCCTTATTCTGGTTATACTGAACTATGAAGAATTCCAGTTCTGCATCCGTCAGTTTAGTGCGATCTTGTAAGGCCAACTTATGAGCATCATTCTCCTGCTTGGCAATTTCCTTTTTTGTTTGAGCCAGTTCCCTTTCCAGACGGATTGCCTCTTCAGCAGCTGCAAGTCTTTCAGCATCCGTTCTGGTCTGATCACGCATAATCTGCTTATTCTTCTCAATCTCTACATTATATTCTGATTCTATGAGAGTCAAGGAATTCTTTCTCTCAAAGATTTCATCAAGAATAGCCTGAACTTCTCGACCAACTTGATATGATTCTCTCATGTTGGCAATAAGTTCTTTCCAGCCCTTACCAGAGCTCAAATCAGCGATGAAGGTACCATAAGCCTGTTTCATTCCGGATGTGAACAGGCCCCATTTGTCACCCATCAACTGAGTCGTGTTGATAACATCCTCACCGAACCTTCTGAATACCTGCATTGCTCCAGCTGCAAGTGCAGTCCAGCCTATTTTCGACCAGAAACCGCCAAGAGTCTTCTGAGTGTTCCTAGTCATTCCTTGGACTTCAGACATTCTTTCTTTGACCTTTTTCAGTTGTTCAGACTTCTCGATGAACTCCTGTGTTCCCGGAGTGAGATTTTTTATCTGCTGATTCAGCCCTTTGTAAATCTTGCTGAGTTGGTTCAAACTCTGACCATTCAAGTTATTGAGCATCGCAGAATAATCCTTAGTCTCTTTCTTGATACCGGCCATTGACTTATTGACAGCATCAAGTTCCTTTCTGAATTTTGTGGCTCCGGAAGTATCACCGAGTTTTGTTGCTTCGATCATTTTCTTCCTCAGAGAGTCAGCCCTATCTTCCAATGCTCTCATAGTAGCATCAGCCTGTTCGCCATTGAGCGTAACGACACTTTCAGTATATACCTTATTTGCCATATTTATCTTTTGAGATTATGATATGCTGCATCGTTGAATTCAGAATGAGATATGCCTTCAAAGGCCCTTAATGGAAGTGTGGCTGCATTGTAACCATATCTTTCAGCCATGAGCCTTCCAAGTGTATTTATCTCTTTCAGAAATGTAGAAGAGTACCATGGTTTTACAGTTCTTTTTCCAGTTTCACCCATCTTGACACCACGGCCAACACCCATGTCAGGGAACTTACCATAGTACAGGTAAAGAAAGGTGATCTTCTCCGGATCACCTTTGGCATCTGAGGCTACATGGGCTTCCAGTGATTTCAGAAGTTCACCAGTCGAAATGATATGTAGAGACTGAATCTTCCTGATCCAGCGTTCAATTACAATGTCAGCCCACCTCTGAGCCATTTCCATATATTCACTAGCCATCGATCAAGGAAATATCTTCGTTAAAGTTCAGAATGAGTTCCCAGCCTCTGGAGTTCGGCCCACCATATCTCTTCATGTATGATATCCTATTCGGCTGCCAGCCGGAAAGACAGTCATCATTACGGTGCTTCAGAAGTCTGCTGATAACTTTCTTGGCCAGCTGGAACATGGCTTCATATAGAGCAGCTTCATCTTCATCCCTTTCAAGAACTCCCATAATCCAAATGGATTGGCTATGGAAATCAACGGCACCTTCAACGACATGAAAATATCCCGAATCCCTGCATTCAAGAATGAAGGCTGGATATTCAACTGTTCTTACATTCTGGAGGATGTCGATGATTGCATCATATCCATTGCCCATAATGACTTGCTTGTTCCCGAAATCGGGATTAATGAGGTCATTGATGATGTGCAGCAGATTGTCTCTGTTTAGCATTGTTATAGATGTTATTGAGTGAATACATTACGGAATGAACATCGGTCTTCAGAATCTTCTCATTCTCCTGAGGCTTGTTGTCATTCATGAATGACAGCAGATCCTGCAACAGTTCAGCCTGTGTTCTATCACTGATGTTTTCTCCTGTTTCCAGCACATGAGGATATTGCTGCATCATATAATGCTTCAGTCCATTCCACCAGATTACAAGTGCTTTCCTTTCCCATGGTAGCAGTTTCCTCTTCTGACCATTTGTGAGAGATTTGGCCACTTCTTTATAATAGCCTTCATTGTTTTCTGCCATTGCTCTTAGCATAAGAGAATCAGCATAGTAGTATTTCTCGAAAGAGACACCGTATAACTTCTGGTGAATGTGTGGAAATGGGCATGGTGGGAGACCGATGCTGTCAAGAATGTATGACAGTTCTGAGCATGCAGCTTGAATGGAGGATGCTCCAATAATGTAACTCTTACCGTTATGCCTGAAGGCAAGTTTGTTGGTCATGCTCTTTGGATCATATTTTCCGGGATTATCAGGAGTCAGCCCGGTAAGTTTGCACAAGCACAAGAACAGAGTTTCTTTTCTACCTCTTGGAGTGCTCAATATGATACACACATCCTTGAAGTTGGCATAACTCATGGACTCCCAATCGGTGGGAAATTGCAGATCGATTTTAACGGCCTTTTTTGGCAGTAATTTCTTCAGGAATGTAATTATCTTCTTCATGTTAAAACATCATAAATATCGGTGAATCTGTGTGCTCTGTAGTCAATTCTTGAGACTCTGGAGCTGCTTCAAATGTAGGAAAGTCAGAAATGTTCTGTTTCATTATGCGATGTGCGATAATCGCCTGTTCAAGTCCGCTTTTACGATCTCCAAGAGCAATGGCAATAACAGCAATCTTAATGATCTTCAAAACTTTCTTTTCGATAGGTAGGAAACGCTCATTATCTCTTAACTTTTCAAGAATCTCTTCTGCATAGTCTTTGGAGATATAACTTGCGACATCAGTCATCAGAGCAACATTCATGGATCCATTCAAATCAAAGAAGTCACTCCAGCATTTAGGATAAGCATCAGCTGTAATCTGGTTGTAAATGGCTAGATCCTTGAATTCCTGATATGTGAATATCAGTGAGTCAGACAGTCTTTCAAATTGTTCTGTACCCCTCCACGAAAGGCATTCTGGAGCAGTCATAAGGTGATTGATCAGGGCATCTTTGGCTCCATCAAGCTTGCTCTTGATGCTGGCTGTAAGGGCCTGAACTCTTGCCGGTGATGCTGGAGCCATCTTCTCATTGTTTGTAACGGCAAATCCGGCATCAGTCAGGATCAGATCCATATCAGGAATGTTGATAAGGAATCCCTCATAACAGATGACCCTTGTGGCCAGCTTCAGAAGGTGTTCATGTTCGCTGGATTGAGCCTCTAAAGCATCAATCAAATCTTTGCCAAGAATTTCATTCTGAAGTTTCTCCTGAGCAATCTCCAAAGAGTCGATGAATGGATCCAAGCCTCCCTTCAAAACAACAGAAGGAAGGTGCTTTCTGAAAGTCACTAAATCTTTAACAATCATGGCTAGATATTCGTGTTTGTTGATTCTTGTTTACCGGATTTATTCTGATCCAAAGTTGTGAAGATATATTCTGGGATGGTGATATAAATATCCTTATTCCACTGGTTGTATTGCTTTATGACCTTCAGAACTCTCATAACCCTATCGACAATCGGCTTCATTAGGGCTTGTTTCATCATGTAGAGCTCTCTGGCATTGGTACCACTGATCGTAGCCGAACTTTTGCCCGGAGTCGCACCAATCAAAGCAGAATGAACTCCCATTGCATAGCAGATGATGTTTGCTGTTGACTCAGTATCATCAATGTATTCTCCACCCTTCAGATCATTCTTGATAGGAATAATCTCTATCCACTTGTTTTCTGTGGCACCGTTGGCAGTAGGAGTCATCTCTTTGAGTGTCATGATGGTTTTGTTGGCGTTCTTTTCGCCAGAAAGGAAGTCAGAAAAGGCTTTCTTCTCTTTATCTATTCTTGCCTTTTTTGCAGCCTTATCATTCATGTCAATACCTTCGTTTTTGCAGATATCCTCAAAGTATTTAGGTGATACATAGATGATATACTTAACTCCGAGCTGATTCTTCAGAATGGCTTTCTTCAGTTGTGGTACCATGCAACTATGATCATACCATCCGGAATCAAATATAGAGTACCATTCCGGCCTTGAATAATACGGTTTGCCCGGTGAAGGCATATATGCCGGATATATCAGTCTTTGTTTGGTAGCTGCTCTGATAGAAAGATCTTCCAAGGTGTTGAATTCATCAAGTACCTGAGTTTTGATAATATCCTTAGCCGTTGGATTTTCATCCCATTTGCCACAATAATAGTGAGTGTTGATAGAACCTTTGCTATCCATCATGCTCCATCGAGAAAAGACCGCCTCTTTATGTCTGATAGTCTTGATTTCTTTGGCAGTTTTATCCGGGATCAACTCCACGAAACTGTTATAGAAATAGATCATGTCGGTCAGCTGCTGGAGCACGAACAGCGGAATGTCATTTCTTTCAAAGAAATCAAACTCCTTGCCTTCAGTTACCTCTTCATATTCAGAAATTTCACCTTTCTTATTCCTAGCAAGAACCTTGATAAGTTTAGGGCCTAAACCAAAGCACAAATCTCTATTGAAACGAAGATTGGTAGAAACAATATCATTCTTGCTTATGTTGGCCAGAAGATGATTGGGCAAAAGGTTATCACAGCCCCATGGAGCGATCTTATAAGATCCGACAGTGATTGGATCCATATCGTAATCCAACCGGAAATCTGAAGAAGAATCCATCATGAGGATGGATTCAATCTCAGGAAAAAACTGAATGCCTTCTATTACTTCCATTATACAGTAACTTCTTCACCGTTAAACTCAATTATGGTCACTCTATTGACCGTTCTAATTTCTTTAGATGGGAGCAACATAAGATTTAGAGTCCTACCTTCACCATGAAATGATGTACATGTGCATCTTTCACAGCTGATGATTTCTCCACTGGTTGCAACCCATTTGATAGAGAACTCTTTCAGGAGTCCAACCATCTCATGAATTTTGCTGATATGTATCATTGACTGTTATATTTTCAACAAAGTTAAGTTTGAGTGTCATCCGAATGTAGGACAAATCTTTCTTTGGAGTGTCTATTCCCGAAAACGCTCAAAATGCTGCATATTACGCATATAGGTGTGTCAAAAATCAGCAAGAATAACCAAAGTTTGCAGGAAGCTCCCAAGCCTTGCCCTATTTGGGGGATGGAAATTGCCTCGTGTTTCGCGTAATATGCCGGGCTATAGTCCGGAGCCAAGGCCAGAACCGAAAGCCGAATAAGGATAGAGGACATTGCCAAGGTATAGAGTGTCGAAGGCATCAGTGCCATCGGTTCTATGCTCCAGCAGATCACTTTCATTTTCCGCTAGCTTTTCACCACCTTTAGCCTTGTGGAATCCGGATGGTGTGATAGTCGTTTCTGCTAGATGAATGGCAATAAGAAGAGCTTCATTGTTTTCTTTGTTGAACATAGGCAAGAGGTGTTTGGCACCTCTGAAGCCATCATTGATGATGCTGTACTTCTCGCTATGTATCATCGGCTTACCAATGAATGTGGTGGTTACAATCCAGCCATGCTTATGAAACTGCTCAACAATGACAGAAGCAAAGTCATCATTGCTGACAGCATAGTTGGATCCGAGAGCCGTTGAATCATAATAGAAAACAACCTCTTTAGAAAGATGTGCCCTATAGTAATGGCAGAAGTCATCTACCAGTTCTCTCAACTTCCTTTCGTATTTAACAAAGAAACTCTTCAGGATTTTCAACTTCATACCGTCTCTTTGCCCGGCTACAAGCCAATTGATATTTGCGTTATAATCGAAGGCAATAGCGATTGGTGCCTTCAGATCCAGATCACCATCCAGCAAACATCCGAGATCCTTACCCGGAGAAAGGCTATAGCCTATATCCTGTAGTGGTGTGTTATTGTTGGCAATGTATGTATGAAGATTATCCCTGAAATTCGGATAGAAGCCATCGGAAAGCCTTTCAATACGCTTGGATAGGATAGATGTCTGGAATACTAATGGAGGAAGATCCCTTTTCATTTGCTTGATGTACTTCAGACCTACTACATCAACATTCTCAAAGGTGCTCCATTCACGATAGAATACAGCATGTGCCCGGAGCTGGTTGATTAACTTTTCCAGTCCAGACAATTTCCACTGTTTCTCTTTACCTTCTGGCCATGTGGTGTACACATGCCATCTTTCGTACAGCAAGCCCTTTATTGCATCTATGAGATCAGGAGTGGCTTTCTCTCTGTAATTAAGTAGCCATCTTGCAGATTTGAGCACCGGCATATCACTGACAAAGAGAATTGAATGGTGCCAAGGGCACTCAGAAAAATATCTCCGAGTTCCACCATTAGCCGGGAATGTTTCATCCTTCAGCTTCTCAAAGTTCAAGCCCTTGGCTTCATCACCGATAAGCCAGTCTAGAGTCATGGAGTTTGAGCCCAGTTTTACATCTTGTGATATGATGATCATCTGAGCTCCGTTATAGAAGGAGACAACATCATCATGGTTATTCAATGGAATCAGAGGCTTCTTATAGCCCAATTTCGGGCTAGGCTTTTTCCCGATCACATAGTGAATTCCCTCATACCAACCGAATTCGGCTAGACCGGATAATGCAGCAGGAAGTGTTCTGGTGTTAGCTTGCTTGTAAGAACTGGCTATGAATGCTCCGGTAGAACCAGGCATGAATTCAACATTACGCTTGATCCTGAGGCTGACAATACCAAAGGATTTGCCGAATCGCCTTCCACAGATGTCAACCTCTGTGTGTGCACCAACGGTCATAGCCTCTAGTTGGGCTTTATTAAGGTATTTTTCGACACTATTGTTCATCTGGTAATCCGTCTATTTCCTGAAGGTATTTCGCTAGAAGTTTACGGCTCTTTTCTTCGATATTCGGTTCTGGCTCGATGTCAATAATCCTAGGATCTGTAGAGAATGAATAGTCTTTCGGTTTAAGATCATCCCATGGCAATTCTTCTCCTTCTGGTTCATCCAGTTGATTGACCTTCACCATGGTAGCAGCAATCTTTTCAAGGGCCTTGGCTTTCTTATCATTGCCGGCCATGGCAGCAGCTGCTGCTAACTCCAATATATGATTTGCTTTGTAGCGGATAAATTCTTTATCTGACCTCTGAACCAGCCCAAAGATAACCTTGATAACAGCAATGTCATTATAGGCCTGTGCTCTTCCTATCTGATAACGACTCATGATGTAATCACGCATCTGGCCATCAGTAAGAAGAGGATTGGATAACCAATGAGCATAGGCTTCTTTCAACCTGTCAAGCCGAATCTGTTCCTGTACAGGTAGCTTCAAAGAAGGATTGATCAATGATTCAGAATAGATATCCAGAATGTCTCGATTAGGATTCTTTTTAGCCATGGCATCCTAGCTCCTCCTCCAGCTGTTCCTGATTCCACTTCTCAATAAGGTTGATAGCCCATTCACAGCCCTTTTCCGCTGAATCTCTTACCTTCATTCGATATTTCTCTTGGCTTTCCAGTTTCCCGGAATAATAAGCCATAGAGACATCATCATTCGGATTGGCTATCCTTCTTCTCAATTCATCTACAGGAATCATCAAAATGATAGCAATCTGTGATATCGTATATCTCAATGAAGATAGGTGCTTTATCTGCTGAAGGGCTTCATCAGAGAATAGTATTATGGTGTTGTCTTCTATCATATCATTCTATATAAAAACAAAAGTAGCCAACCGGGGCTGGCTACTTAGGACACACTTAAAAATGGCTTACAAAATGTTGAGTGCCCTCAGTTTTTCTGCTACTGCATCTTTGATTATGCAGCCATGATCCAGAAGAGCCTTGACACGGATTTTGAGCTGTTCAATATCCTCAGGAGTCAAGTTCTCCTTCTTCAATTTCTTGGAGATATAGGATCTTACAGTTGTTTCTTTGAATGCAGTAGTTACTGTTTGCTGAGTCTGTTCCAAGAGGAACTTATCTATAGTGGCCCATCCGTCTCTGATTCTATCTTCAGTTTCAAGGATCTTGGCACGAAGTTGAGCCCTATCTTCATCAGTAGTGGCCATCTTCATCTTCTCATGATAAGCCCTTCTTAACTTGAAATCACCAGCGATATCATCATATACCTTCTGAAGATCTTCTGGAAGATCGCTTCTTCTAGTCTTTCTGTCATCAAAAGTCCTGAAAGTGATATTTGAAGTATCAGCTGGTTCAGAAGTCTCCTGCTGAATTGGTGCTGATGGCATGGCAGCGACAACAGCATCTACAGGTCTATTGTATTTGATTATGAGTTCCTCTGTTTTGGCATTAGCCTTCAGATTTGGGAATCCGTTCAGTTTTTTCAGATTGTAGATAAGCCTTTCCATGTCCTTCTTTCGGCCAATCCAACTGATCAGGCTCTCATTCTTGGAGTACTTACAAAACAGGGCAAAACCCTCGTTAAAATCGAGGATTTCGCCTGTTAGGTAGTTCTGTATCTCTTGGTTCATGATCAACCGGCTTTCGGTGTGAATTCGCCAGTGGCACAATCCAATTCACCATCACTGGTAACAATCTTTCCTTTGTAGATAGGAAGCGGAGTTACATCCGGGCATTCCACGGTGAATGTAATACCCTTTGCAGATCCGGCTGCATCTCCGGTATCTCCAGCAGGAGATGTGGTCGTGCGATAGTCCTGATGGCCGAGGACATGATAACGGCCAGCAGACTTGGCAATATAAACATAATCATCATTGGCAGCAGTCTTGCTGAAGCCAAGAGCCTCAGAAGTGAGGTCAGGGAATGAGAATGTTCCTGAATTTGTGAACATCTTGCAGTCGATTTCGCCTGTAGGCTGGAAAGTCAACTTGCCTTTTCCCTGTGTAGAATAAAACTTATCGAACACTTTACCATCCATCAATACGAAATCTCCGGTGTATTCAGATAAGTCGGCAACTTTGCCTTCAGCTTCATGGTCATCCTCAATGGTCGGCCATGACTTGATATGCTTCTTGGCAATTCTGAAGATTGTTGAGCCGATTCCGGATGGATTGACACAACCAATCTTGAAATCAAGGTTTCCTAATTCCATAGTGCTCAGGTTTTACGGATTAAGCAGCAGCCTGTTTTGCAACCATCAGATGCTCAGGTGCAACAGATTCAAAGTTCACTCCGAAATACATACACATGAAGAACTGGAGTGCCTTAGGATTATCACACTCACGGATCTTCACCTTCTCCATCGAAGACTTCTGATCACAACCTACCAGCATATTTGGCTTGGTAGAAAGATAGATGTAATTGGAACCTTTCATACCGGCAAGAGCAACCAGCTGACAAGGATTTTCATCTGTTCCATGGAGTATATTCTTGTTGTAGGTGGTATTGTAAACAACCGCACCAAATTCAGCAAGGCACCACTTTTCATACATGCTCTTGATGGTCTTAGGAAGATACATTCTAAGTTCTTCAGCCTCCTGAAGCTCTTCAGATGCACTTTCATAGATGCTCTTCAGAACATCACCCACATTAGCCTCTGTGATTTTCTCGACATCAATGTAGTTGCCCTTTCCAGCAGCGATGTTTCCATCTGTAATTTCCTTGGCAGCGATAGTGTCGAATCCGTTGAATAGGTCGGTTGTCTTTGTGCCCTTATCATTACGCACTCCGGAGAAGATTGCCATAGCAAGTTTCTTGGCAATTCTCTTTGCCATGGCAAGAGAAAGCTTCTTGACAACATCGGCTTCCTTCCTTTCGGTAAGATCCTCGAACTGTTCACCATAGACAGTCGCAAACAACTGATATGGATCAAACTCTTCCACCACATCACCAAGGTATGTAGTGAGAGTTCTGGCGGTGAACTTTGAAGAGTCCGTTTCACCCTTCTCGCTCTTGTATGGCCTAAGTTCAGCATCGCTGTCTGCTGTTCCTACTGTTTCATCACCACGAATACCCTTCCTGAGAGTCATGTGGTTAAGTACTGTTGCCATCAATGCAGCGATTGGCATCAGCAGCACCTCTTTGCGATATTTCGCACCAGAGTTTACAAGAATTGCATCTAATTGCATAATCTATAAGTTTTAATTGTTAATTGTTTGCAAGAAATTCCTGACAAGCAGCAAGAGCCTCTTCGTAGGTCTGAGCAGGCTTGTAGTCATCATTTTTTACTCCAGCAGGATCTTTCGTTACCTCGACTTCAGCCGGTTGTTCTTCATCCTGTCTGGCCAGAGCAGCCTGAAGTGAATTCTCCAGCTCTGTAATTCGAGCATCACGCTGGGCAATAGTTGCATCTCTTTCAGATACCTGCTGATTGAGATTGTCAATAGTAGTCTGGAGCTCTGTAGCGTTGGCTCCAGCAGCAAGTGCAGCTTCAATGTCAGTAAGCTGGCACTCCTGAAGATGGGCTGAGCCATCTTCATCACAGACAAGCCCGGTTAGAGTGGGGATGGCTGTCAAGTTTGGATAAAGATTGTTCTGTTCCATTGTTTGTTTATTAGGATTTGCAGCATCATGAAGTGTGATAACCGCATTGACCGCATCATCGAATGTACCGATGGAATCAATGAGAGTTCCAACCACATCTTTAGCAAAATAAGTTTTTCCTGTAAGCTGGTCATCAGTTACGGATGGCCTGTTTGCCTTCATATCATTGATGAATTGCTCACTGAGAGGATTCAGAAGATTTTCCTTTATGATCTGAGCATTTCCTTCCAATGCAGCTTCATAATCAGCATTCTTTTCAGTAGATGAATCGGCATATATTCGGGCCTTGATATATCCATCCTTGCTTTTATAGAACTGTGAATATCCTGACAGTTCAATCATGGTACCGATGCAACCGATACGATCCATTGGCTGGTGTGCAATGATCTTATCAGTATATGAGATTGCATAGATGCATGCAGATGCAGCCATGCCGTCAACCCATGCAACTATCGGCTTTGTCAGTTGTGTAATAGCATCGGTAAGTTCTGGTACCGAATTAGCATTGCCACCTCCGGAATCAGCAATGATGATATGACCGATGATCGAAGGATCCTGATCAGCACGAAGAAGTTCCTGACCAATCTTTCTGGTACCGGGATCGCCACATGAATTATGCTTCAGCATGGTGCCTTTCAGATAGGTAACATATATTGCTTCTTCTGTCTGGCTGTTTACCTCTCTTGTATTGCCGATACGATAGTCAGAACACATCACACGGTAAGGCTCAGATGATTCCTTGATTTCCTCTATCTGGCCTTGTAGCACACCCCTTAAAAGAGGCAAAGAAACAGAGGCTGCTTCAGGTGAAATCATCCAAGCACCTCTGAGATTTTGTGTTAAATTCGATAAAACCATTCGTGTAAATTATTGCAAGCACAAAGTTATGAGCCTATATCCGCTAAAATGGGGACATTATTTCGAGCATGTAAGTACACCATGCAGCGATTTCAATGAAATTGTGAAAGAGAACTCCGATGATGATATTCCAGATACCTTATCGGCATAAGAGAATTTTGGCCGGTACTCCTGAGAGCCTATTATGTAGGATATTCCAGAAACTAAGGTGATTTTGAAAATATGCCTTTTTCTCAAAAGCATCTGAAGCAAATCTCTATACTCTTCCTTATTCCTCCTGACTGAAGCACTGAAAGTGAAATCTGAGTATTTCCCATTTTCATCATCCAACCAGTTTTCCAAAAAATCTCCTGTTTCCGGTGTAAAAGGGAGTTTTTTCAGGTCGGATAATAGAAAATCTGAAAAATTGACCGATGATCCGGCTGGAAGTGAACTATAATCCCTGACATTTTGTGCTGGAATGTATTCTATATTCCTGATTCCTAATCTCATATTTTGGCTTATTTAAGTGTTTGTTTTTTAGGACATTAACTGAACTAAAAAAAGATTGGAAGAGCATTGTTTTCGGGATTTTTTTGACGGTACCGATACCAATCCTTCATTAGTCTGCTAAGAAGCTTATTATCTACAGGTAGATTGTAATCAAGAAGGAAAGATGTAATGCAGTTCAAAATCTTCACCTTCTGATCATTCCTGTTGCATGCAACCATGTAGATACGAAAGGCAGCTCTGAACTGATTCTCCAAATATCTCTTGATGGCTTCCTGACCAGAGTCAGAAATGTAACATCTGTAAATTGAATTGATATGAATCTCTTTCCCGGCTGGGATTGAGTAGCAGTTATCTGCATGGCTATATAGCAGTTCAATGGATATGTACTCTTCCTTGTCCTGAAGAGTATGATAATCCGCTGGTAGTAGATCAAGATTCTGCTTGACAATGGCCCATAAGTTTGTGCGTTTGTCAAGCCTTATTGTGTCAGATCCATAAGTGCCAATAACCCATTGACGGATGAAACTGCCAACTTTTATATCTACAGTGTTGTTCATGGTGCAAAGTTATTTTAGGTGTTATGATTATTCTTTGACATATACAGGAAGGCCATTATCTATCATATATCGTAGTGCCTCAATAGTACTGGGCCTGACATAATCTGTGTAGTAATCTCCAGCATCCGGCCCCAATTGAACCTTATACAAAACGGCCCGGCCTCTGATCAGGTCAGATCTAGTTGCAGGTCTCATTCCGGAGGGAACAAATGTATAGTGCCATATTGGGAGTGAACGCCCATCCATCGCTACTCCGAATTCCAGTTTATGAGGCTCTTTCTTATCCATGATTACCTTACGAATAATTTGTGGCTTTTTTGCTGACAAGTTGACGCCAAGTCTGTAACTTATTGTGTATCATTGCTTTATTTGGGGTCAACTTTCAAAAATCAACTTGACTCCATTTTTGAAAGAAAAGTGGTAAGTGCTTGATTTTCAACGGGGTCAACTTGAAATGCATGTGTCCGATTGTGGTGCCTATTTTGGTCAGCACAAAACGACTTGACTCCAAGTTGACTCCAAAGTTGACTCCGTTAAATTATTGTATATCATTACTTTTCTTTATTGAGGGTCAGAAGGTCAGTAAATTATTATATTACTTATGTACAAATCATTTTCGGACTTTGATTGGCTCGAAAAAAAGTGGCCAGTGTCGGCCACTTCATCATTCGTTACCAAATATCGGCTGCTCCGGATCCTCCACCCCTCCAGAGTCCACTCCATTTAGAATCAAGTTGACCGGTAGTGTTTCAGATTTCATCGTGTCTATATAGAAATAATACTTTTCTTGGCCTTTCTCTTTCTTCCTGATGTCATTCCTGCTCTTTTCATTAGCAGTCAACAGAAGGCAGTCCGGATTGAAAGTCCATTCCTTATAAGCACAATAATCAATGAGTTTCTTTTTGAAGGTTTGGATCTTGATCATATCAGCAGCTGCTTTACTTAGGATAGACTTGTAATCCTCAAACGCCTTATGCTTATCTACAAGAGTATTCAGTTTGTCATCAGAGAAATAATCTTCAGCCCACCAGAGGAATTCATCTGTCATGGCCTTCTGGAGATTTCGCTGCATGATCTTCTTCATCGGAGGCTGGATTCTCACACGGATCTTCTTCCATGCTGCTATGCAGTTGAACATGAATGTATAGAAACGATTCATTTCTTCTGGAGTGTAATCCTGAATCAGGTTCTTACCATACTTTGTTAGTGGAGATCGCTCAATAAGGCCACGCTGTTTGTTGTCGGAATGGTAGTAGTCCGAGAACGCTGCAAACCAAATACGCCTATTCAGCGAATTGTCAAAATTCTTGATTGCATGATTGGATGTGAAGGCTATCTTAGGAGAATCGGCATAGTCCAGTACGAAAGCTGGAGCATGCTTCACATTCACGACCATTTTTCCGGTGATCATATTCATAAACTTATGAAGATTCAGTTTACTGTTCAAGTCATCCATGAAGACAGTATCTGTCACGCCTCTTTCCACACCTTGCAGCAGGAACTGCATTTTGTCATCTTCCATCATCTGAGCATCGATATACAACTGTCTTCTGAGCTGTTCGATGGAGTTGAAGAATAATGATTTTCCGGTACCACCAAGATGTTCACCGTCTTCAGCCTGTTCCATTTCCATTGCATATACAGCATAAGGCTGACCGGCATTCTTGTGTTTGCTGAGCATATAGCCCAGAGCCATAACCTTGCTGATGAAGTTCAGATTGACCTCAGATTCTTCCTCTTCAGTCAATGGATATCCGGATTCCTCCTTTCTCCAGTAGTATCTTCCAGTGTCATAGATGTATTCCATGAATGTACAGTCATGCCTGAGCATATCCAGCCGGTATCGCCTGACATCCTCTACAGCGTCAAGTTGCCTACTTATAGTAGCATATTGGGGGGATGTGGGGGAAATTGACCGTCTTTGATGCAGCAGCGCTGCATACCCCTCAGTATAATTAATGTCGAAAAATGACCCCTCCGGAGTATAATCATGGTCAATGATCTTCGTGGAGTACACCATATAAGGACAGTCAGAACTTTTGATCTTCTCAATGCCGTTGGCAGATACTCTGATAACACAGTTCTTGAAGAAGAAGTAATCAGAGCCTTCATCAAAGGCCTTGAAATTTGGCTCGATCATCTTCAGTTTTTCCAGACTGCTCTTAGAAATCTGTTTGCTTCGATGAATGGTGTTAGCCAAGGCCTGTGAATAGTACTGAGGGTGTGTCTTGATGTATTCCAGAAGATAGCCAGAACATGTGGCCGTAATAGCATCATCATCAATGAGAGTAACTACATTGTCGATGATTCGGCAATAAGTGTAACCCTTTGCATTCGTACTGGTAGCAATGCGATGGAAGCCAGAAGCCTGAAGGAAAGAATATAACTGCTCGTTATTGATGTCATATCCGGAGAAACCTCCTTGCTTATTATACTTCTCCTGCCAGAACTTCAGCCCTCCGGCCAGCTTTACCAGCTCTTTGAAAAGATAATGAGGATTTTGGTTTTCCGGCCTTCTGAAGTGCACAAAGAAATCTTTGGCATCCTTACATGGCTTGCCGTTTCTTGTGCGGAATCTGGCCAGTTCTGCTGGCAAAGAAATGATATTTATATCCAGATACCTGAGAGCGATCTTCAATGAATGAGCAATGCCTGTTTCATCGAGATCGTACAGGATATATATTTTCTTGGCCAACTTCTGCAACAGGCTGAATTCATATTCTGTCATTTCGGCTGTTTCAGAATTTAACCAGCACACATGATATCCGGCACAATGCACATTCAAGGCATCTGATGGGCCGGAGCAGATAATGAGTTCCTGCCATGTGGTATCAACAATTTCTGATTGTTCATCATCAGGATCCGCCATAACTTTACCCGGATATATACCCTGTTCTGCTTTGGCATAAGCCTCGATGAAAGCCTTTTCTCCGAAAAAAAACTTATCCGGCTTGCCTCCGACATAAAGGAATCGGAGATCTCCCAATGGCTGATATAGTTTGCCCCATGTGCCATAATCGTAATAAAATATAGGATAGTTCTCGTTAGAACATATCTGCCAGCTATCACCCTTGTTATTGGCAGCTGTGATATAAGAATCTACAGGCTTCAGGCATAAGTCTTCACAAACCTCTGGAGTTATCTTGTAACCCAAGATGGCCAGCTCTTTCTCTGTGAACTGGCCGGATTCCCGGAGTTGGACTGTTAGCTGTTCCTGAGCCGGAACCTTCTTCATTTCCGGCTTTGGCTTCTCACTGATGACCTTCTTTCCATCGAGAAGCGATGGAGCAAACTTGGCTGCTATCCATTCCAAAGCAGATTTGAAATCTAGGCCCTGTTCTTTCATTACCAGGCTGACAGCATTATATGCCTTCGTGTCAGATCCTCCCTTGTCCTGAAGAAGCCAATTGCCATCCTCCTGCTGGAACACAGTGCAGGAAGGATTTTTGTCATCATGCCTTATCTTGAAGTTTCTGGATCCTCCTTTGCCGAAACATGGAGAACTCTGAGGAAAATAATGCAGAATGACTGTTTTACCGCCTTCAGTAGCAGCATATATATCTTCAACTCTAATCATAAATGGTGCGTTCTAGTATTCGGTAAATAGATTGTATCTTTCCAAGTCTTTCGGCAAAACCTCTTTGAGCCTCAATCATGGTTTTCTTTTGTTCATCATTGGCCAGTGGGCTGCATATTACATCGGATGCTCCGGCTGTAAGGTACCTGTAACGATCCTCTAGTTCCCGGATGGCCTCTTTCAAAAGGAACATATCATTAAGAGACAGATCAACTATGGAAAACCTGCCATTATTGTCTTTGTCAGCAAACATGGTCTTATGATCTTGAATTTGGGAATAGTTCTGCAAGTGGAATAGTCTTGCTGTATATCTTGATTACATGCTTCTGAATGTTCATCTGATACAACAATCGAGGTGTTCTGGTACCTGTGATGTAGGCATACGCTGTTGATGGTGCAACACCATCAGCAATAATCTTAGCCTGAAGCTGTCTTTTCTGGATAGCTGTTCCTGATTCTACAATGTCTTTCAATGTATTCATATTCATCAATGTTTATCTTTCTTACCATTTTGATACTTTCTGCACATAGCATCCTGAGGACATTCCGTAAGATGTCTGATGTCAAACCGGTGGATTCCGGGATAATTACAGCCGATGCTCCAGCTTCCATCCCTGTAGTGGATTCTCCAAGAGTACCGACATTTCCGGCATCGAGGAAACATATCCTTGACTTTCAATGTCGGTACTATCCAGCTGGCATTATGACCAGAGCCAGTCATAATAAAGTTCAGGGAACATTCGGCCTACATATACGGCCAGATCCTCCGATTTTAATGCAAGGCGAGAGCCGACG